ACTTGCTTTTGTAGTTGAATAGTGATGTGTCTCTCCACTATGAACGTGTAATACCTCTGCATTATCAATAAACTCAAGAAACTCTGATGACAACTGATTCGCAAGTAGAATACGAGGTGCAACAACTACAATGGTCTGACCATATGATCTTGAAAACTCATTCATAGCATCTTCAATCATACACATTGTCTTACCACCACCAGTAGGCACAATAATCTGACCTTTATCACACTGCTGCATTTCCCAAAGTGCTTGTACCTGGTGTGAACGTAATTTCATAAAAATCTCATTAATACTATTAGTATAACAGTTCCGTTAACGGATTGCAAATATCTTGTGACGATTTCTCAACTGTCATCAATCTTTTCTCTGCTGTGATATAATAATTCTCATCTTTTTCAATGCCAATAAATTTTCTACCAGTATTTAAACTAGCAATTCCAGTAGTTCCTGATCCCATGCAAGGATCAAGGATCATATCTCCTTCATTTGAATAAGTCTTGATTAAATACTCCATCAATGCTATTGGTTTTTGTGTTGGGTGTAGTTTACCCTCATCTTCTGCTGTTTTAAAATATAAAACACTTCTTGGGTATCTCGTTCCTTCGGTATTTTTAACATGAACTGCTTTAGTTTGTTTACCATACTGAACTGCGTCTCTAACTGCTTTACCTTTATCGTATGGTTTACCTACTGTCATTTGTGGATTATATGTTGGTTGTTTCTTATAGAAAACAACTATGTCCTCATGTGATCTCATAGGTTGTTTTTTTGCATTAAGATAACCAGTTGATTTTGATTTCTCCCATACTAAACAATATTTAAAATCTCTGTAATTAGTTGATATTAATACAGATGTGAATGGTTGTGCTGCTGTACTCACGATAGCACAATTAGGTTTACAAATTATATCAACATAATACCAAAATTTATCGTAATCAATAATTTTATCCCACTCATTACGTCTTTTGTTTAATGTTCCGTATGGAAAATCTGTTAATAATAAATCTATGCTCTGTGGTTTAATGTTTGGAAACACATCAAACATATCATCATTATATAATTTCATTTAATTAACCACTCTATAAACTCATTATACACTACTTTATCAAGATTGAAAAGTCCTCTAAATTCTTCTTTGTATATTGGTCTTGATGATGATCTTTTATGATTCGGGTGTAAGAAAAATATTATTAATTCTTTACCAGTTTCATATTTAAAATATTCTTTATAATATTCAAGAGCATCATCAGCACAAGCATTTTGACCTGCAAAAATACAATATTCTGCGTCATTAGGAACATCAGGAGATTCATTTAATTTGATGAAATCTGTAACTGCACGTTCCAAGTAACACCTATCTAAATATGTTTTTGATTCTACAAGTTTAAATAATTTACCATTTCTATATACATGCCAATCGACTTGTAAGGTTCTTAAACTTTTACCATTTATTTCTTTTGTACGAAAATAATCATTTTTCTTTGCAACTAAATCAAGTTGATTGCAAGTTCTTTTTATTAGATTTTCGTATAATAATCCTGATGCGTTTCTTGCATTTCCACCACCACCATTTTGATGTATAGATGGAAGTTCGATAAGTTCTTGATTATATGACTCAATAGCAGATAAATTCATTAGTATGATGTGATTGTTCTCATTGTATCACATAAAGTTCCCTTGCAACCACACATGTGACAGTATTCTAACTGCCATACATTTCTTTTTTAACTATCTCTTGTATCTCCTCTGACGAAAGATTGTTTAACCAATTCCATTTAGGGTCATTTTTATCCCAGTTAAACGAAACTGAACCATCTTCATTAACAGTAATTTGCAACGAATCTTTATTAGTTTTCATCTTCTTCCATTGTTTTATTTTTAATTATAATTTGATTGTTCTGATAATCAGCAACGAAATCTAATACATCATTATTATCCCACATTAATTCTTCATAGAGAACATTTAACTTTTTCATATCTTCCCATAAATCGTTGGGTTCATCACTCATTTTTCTCTCCTGTGAGATTACGTTTTTGTTTCTTGATCCTTTTCTTTATCATTTTAGCATAAATTACATCTGCTTTTGAATAGAAGTTAGGATCTTTCTTTGAGATTTTGATAATCTTTTTTGCTGCTTCTTTATCTTTCATTTAACTATAACATTTACCTTGTTATAATTATTTAGCACCACCACGAAGTAATTATACCTAGTAGAGATTTGGATAGCGTTCTAAATCATCTCTCTCTTGTATGATAGTGAAAACTTCCGTAAGATCAATTATACTTTGAGTCATCACACGATAACCAATTCCAATATAAATTTGCCCTGCTATGACAGCAGCAGTCGCAGCACCCCAAAAAATATAATACGCATTAGATTTGATTTGAGCTCTTAACTTACTTTTGTTTGACATTTGAATGTGTATTTAATACACTAAATTATACTCTATTTCTTATTGAACGTCAAGTGGTCGGTGCTGTTGAGATTTGTACGCACCATAACTAATTGCCTCATCTGGATCACGATCATCTTGTTTTGATACTCTTCTCCTCACGAACTCTAACTCATTCCAATTATCCTCGTAACAACATATGCACACATGAATCCTCTTATGTAAGAATGTAGATAGATCACACTGTGGTCTGGGTTTGGTTGCAATTTCAATCGTTATATAATTTGACAAGGGTATCCACCCATTTTTTATTCTCTTTTCATTATCATGTGCTTTACCTTTATAATACACCCACCCCTCATGAACTGCTCCTAACTCCGTTGTCCAACGAACATAATCATTTACTTGAGGATCGTACATAATTGTAAATTAGAATACATTTAGTATAGCACATTATCTATGTGAGGACGAATGATTATTTTATTTTTCTAACCAACTTTTGCCTTAAGAGCAGTAACTTCTGCTTCAAGAGTTTCAATCTTTGTAATTGCTTCTTGAAGTGCTTTTGTAAGGTGTGGAATCATTTTGGTCATATCCATTTGTTGTGACATTATGTCACCTTTTTTTATACCTGTATCTACATCATCTTCAGTATAAACTGCATCTTTAGTTCCTATAACTGCTTGTGGTATTAAAGTTTCAACCTCATCAGCAATAAATCCCGAAACAGTTTTTGCCCTAGAATGTTTTATATCATTATTATTGTAATATAATTTATTAAAGTTGAAATTACATGGTTTAAGTTGTTTAATTACGTCAATCGCATTATCAATACCAACGATATTTTCTTTTAGACGACGATCAGATGAACCTTGACTAAACTGCGTTAAACCTGTACTTTCATTATAAAATATACTTCCTTTAAGACCACTACCAGCACCAACTCTAAATGCCATTAAGTGTACGCTATCATCATCAGTTCCATCACTACCATTAACTTTGTTAGACCATAATTCTACTACATCTGTTCCAGAACCTGCTGTTCGAACAGCCATTCCTTTTCGTGTACTATCTGCCTTGACATATAACATTGCATTTCGATCATTCACAACTCCATCTGAAAAATCTCCAATAGCAAGTCTCTTATCATCATCCAGTCTGAATACTTCGTTTCCTTCAGTAGCTATTGAAAAAGCATTTGTTGTAGGTCTAAAGAATCCTGTGTCTTGATCCGAATTGAAATTTATTGCTGGACTTGCAGCAGTTCCGTCTGCAATTCTAGTTTCTGCTGGTATAATTCTAAATATTGTTCCAGCAGCATTAACATTAAGTCTGTTTGTGTAAGTATTTGTGCTTTTATTCCAATGTCCAATTTGAATTTGTTCATCAGAGTCAACAGCGAGATCACCTTCAGTGCTGCCAGCATTACTAACAAGAATACCAGGACCACCAGCTGAAGCATCTATATGTAAATTTGCCTCAGATGCTGCGACATTTATACCAAGTTTTCCAGTGATTTCACATCCAGATGATGTGACACGAATTACCTCTTCATTAGTTGAACCAAGCGTACCACCAGTATGAACAGTAAGTGTATTTGCTGCTGGAACTCTAAATCTTGGACCTCCATTATTAAATTCTAACTCTGGGTTTGCAGCAGTAAATTGCATATTACCACCAAGATCTAATTGACCAGTGACCTGAACTCCAGTGCTTTGTGTTTTTAATCTTAAACCACTATTTCCACTACCACCATAATTTAAACGAACCTCATTTCCATTATAATGATTAATATAAGTATGGTGTCCAGATGCACAATCTATATGTAAATTTCCATTACTGGCATATAGGGTTGCTGTATCACTAACACCTGATGTACCAGCATGTAAAATTAGTTTTCTTTGACGATCACCATCACTATTACCGATATGGAAACCATTGTAATCCATATAATACTCTAAATGTGTTAATTTATTTTGACTACTTGAATCTCCACTACGGAACTGAAGACTATTAGATATGTCATTGTGGTCACATAATATCTGCCAGTCTGTGGCACTGGTGCTAATATCTTCAAAATGAATACTTGGTCTAAATTCACTTAATTTCATTGTTGGGACATCTGAAGCATTATGATTACTCTGAATGTGGAAAGTTGCTTCAGGTGATGTGGTCATCAAACCCAATCTAAATGGTGCAGCAGTTCCATTGCTCATTATGTTCAGAACATCTGTTGGGTTTACTGATTGTCCAGCAGTTACAGCAGATGCTAACTGTAATTTCATAAACGCATTATTAGCAGTAGTACTATCTGTGTTTACTTCAATACGACCACTTGCTCCATTTTGCTCTGGAACTCCAGATCTATGGTTGAAGCAGATATTTGCGTTTCCGTATCCATCGTTGATGGTCAGTGCAATTCCACCACCACCACGACCAGCTTCAACATAACCACTTGTTGAACGATTACCTGTGTCAGTAATTTGATTACCTGTTCTTGTACCAACAAATGATGTTGCTGTGAGTGCACCTGTAGATGAATTAAATGAAAGATTTGATCCTACTTTTACTTCTGCATTTCCAGTATTTGTAGTTGCAAATAAAGGGTGGCAAGTCGTATCACTTGATTCATTTGAAACAACAACTTTAGCTGCATTGACATTTGTTATTGCTGATCCACTACCACTAAATTCAGGAGCAGTTAAAACTCCACTATTACTAAATGTTAGAGTGTGTTCTGTACCAAAACCTTCTTGTAAATCTGTCTTTACTATAAATTGACCATCAGATAGTATAAAAACATCTTCTGCATCAACATTTATATGTGAATTTGTAAAGGCTCTACCAACATCACCATTAGCTAAAACTAAAGAATCATCAGAACTGCTAATCAATAAACCAACTCTGCCAGATATTTGAGAAATAGAACCATTAGCACCAAAAGTTATATAATCATGCTGTTGATTTGTTGGGTTGTCTGGAACAGTGGTGTTATCTGGGAAGGCAATTTTTCCATTTTGACCTGCAGTTAATGTTCCTGTAAAAGTATCATTTGCATCTGACCTTAAGAATTGTGTCAACTCTGTAGAGGCATTTCCAGCATGTATTATTTTATCACCATCCCAAGTTGGATCAGCATCACCTTTTATTTGTAATACTTTATAAGTACTCCCTGTCCACGCTCTTATGTCAGTTGTACTTGCACTTGTTCCCCTATCAGAACTTGATTGTGGATAAAGATGTATATAATTTCGTCTAGTTGAACTATCAAAGTATGCGTTAAACGAATGTCCAGACAGTTCTAAAGCAATACTCGAAAACTTCATATTTCCAGTAATTGTTCCATTAAATCCAGTGTGTAATATTGTACCTTGAAGAGTTCCATTATTGGATTCAATAATTGGAGTCTGATTACCAGATGATTGACGAATTGCTATTCCTCCACCATTTTTCTTATAAAATCTACCACCACCAAAAGTTGTCACACCCTCATCATCATTCTCAAATGTCAACTCATCATTTAATTTGGTTCCACCAGACTGAACTGTCAATTTTCGACTGTTATTAAAATTAATGTTTACTCCACCTGTACCATCAAAAATTTCAATACCATTATTTTGTTGACTATTTCTTATTTGATAATCACCAGCAGCTGTATTTCGAATCTCTAAACCATCACTATCTCCCACGAATTTTGCAATGATAGTACTTGAAGAATGTCCACCACTATTTGTAACTGTTAATGGTATGTGTGCTTGAGTTGATGTGCTGATTGCTACGACACCATTTGGAAGATTAAAGGATCTTAAATGTGTAACAGTGTAGTCAACACCAGTTAGACCACTTGAGAATATTTCATTAGAAGTTGGATTACCTGTGATGCGATCAAAATTTATTGATGCTCCTCTATTATTACCACCCTGTTCAAAAAATCTTAATCTATCAATATACTGGTCTATGGCAATGGTACTACCATCAAGAGTGCTATTTGGTGCCTGTGTGAGATTGATCTGTCCACCTTCATTTGCACTTACAGAACTACCACCGACAGTCAAAACACCATCCATAGTATCACCCGTGTCAGATCTCAATAATGTATCGTAATCTGATGCACCAGAAATTGTACCACCAATAAAGTTTCCAGACCCATTGATTCCTTTTGTAGTATCATTAACGAAGAAACCACCATCTGCTCTGATATATCTTGGAGTGTAGATGTTTTTAGCAACTCCTTGATTTATTCTTAACCAGGTAGTATCTCCACAACCAATTTCTCCAACTTTAGTAGTGCCATTGAAAAACTGAATGTGATCTGAAAGATTATTATCTGCTTTTTTAATTAAAATTCTACTCTGTGCAGTACCATCACCTACATTTACATCACCCTTTAATGTAGTGCTTCCAACAACTTCTAATTTTTCCGATGAATTACTTACTCCGATACCAACGTTACCATTAAAATAAGCATCTCCATTGGTCTTTACCCAGAAAGTATCAGATAATGTTGCTCCTTCTGCTGCTCTAAAAGCAAAAGTAGTAGATGCACTATCATAAGGATCATACACCATGAAACCAGCACTATAGAGATTAACATCTGTCCTGAAGTCATTAGCATTACGAACTACAACTCCTCCTCTTAATGAAGTAGATATAATATCAATATTAGCTGTAAAACTTCTTCCACCAACAGTGACGTTGCTATTAAAAGCACCAGCAGTGATGTTTGTCAAACCATCAATATCTACATTATCAAGATGTGCAGTCCCATCTACATCTAAATTTCCATCAACATATAAGTTTGAATTTGTGTTTATATCACCAATAACATCTAATTTACTTGTTGGTATTGTGCTTCCGATACCAACTCGACCCTGATGAGAAACAACCATATGTGTTGCCATGAGGGAAGTATTTGTACTTCCACTTCCAATTACTAATCCATTATTGTCATTGTTATTTGTATCAAATATAAAATTTAAACCAGAAAGTGATGCAAGAGTTGTAAAATTACCACCACTACCGAATTTAGGAATATTCTGATCATTAAGATCTAAAAATGAAGACTCATATCGGTTAGCAGATCTACCAACATATTGAACATTTTGTAGTGCCATCGAATTAGTAGCAGATCCTGACACTCTTAATATTCCTGTAATCGCAGTTTGATTATCACCAATAATATCCCCATTCGCATCTATGTTACCAGTGAATGTCGAGATACCAGCAACCTTTAAATTATCAGTTATATCAACTCCCGTATTTGTAGTCTCAAGACGCTTGGTTCCAGCGTGACGTATATCAACACTTCCATTGCCAGTAGCTACTAGATTACTTACCCAAGCTCCAGTTGCATAATTCTGAAGGAATAATGATGTTCCATTACCAGCAATTATTCTGTACATATCATTGTTATCATCTCCTTCATCTGCTTTTATAAGGATAGCTGCATTACCACCTTCAGCACCAATAACTTGTATTCCTTCACTATATGTTCGGAATTTAGGTGCATTATCACTGTATAAGTAAACTGCTCCATCATCTTCACAAAGAATAGAGTTTTCTCCTGCTTTTGCTCTGATGTAAATATCACCACCTACATCACCGTCCTGATTTGATTGAATGTATAAGTCACCTGTTACATTACCAATAACACCGAGAGAACCATTATGAAAAATTTTTAAATCACCATCATTACCAAGTCTTAACTCTCCACTGTCAGGTAGATGTAATTTTCCTGATGGATTTGTGACTCCAATACCAAGACGACCAGCTACAAAACTATAAAGTTCATGTACTGCTCCACCACTTAAACTGTCAATGGTAAGTCTCGGAACACCATTATGGTCACTTTTAATTTTATGTTGGAAACCAAAAGTATTCCAGTTTGTTTCTGCACCAGTCCAGTCTTTTGTTCCTACAATTAAATAAGGTTTGTCCTGATTAGAAGAATAACTAACGTTCTGAACTAATATACCACCTGTATCACTTGGAGTACCGTTATATACATTTAAAAGTGTTTTTGGACTATTAGTTGCAATACCAACTTTACCATCATGTTTAATGCGAAGTCTTTCATCAACTCCTGAGTTACTACCAGTCCAAAATCCCATGCCATGAGCTGCACCTCCTCCAGCATCATAAGCATATAAACCTGCTCTCCCTTCACCAAGAGTTATACCAGTATAAATGTTTCCTGTAGTGTTACTTGGATTCTTGGCACGAACCCAAAGACCTAACTGCGTAGAATTAGTGGTGTTTATTGTGGCAGACTCAATAGGTGTTGCATAAATATCTAATCCTGTTAGTGGATTATTAGTTCCGATACCAATTTTACCACCATCCTTAACTGTAAAGACCCTAGTATTTCCATCATCAATTGTGAGTGCATCACCAGTTCCACTCTGTGTGATTGCAACACCGACTGTTGTATTATCTGCTCCAACTTCTAACTTATCAACTTCTGTTAATATTGTATCTAATGTTGTTGTAGTTCCTTGAACATCTAAATC